TGTAAGATGAAAGCCTTGGACTTCATTATTTTATAGAGAAGGTTTTTCTATTCAAAGAACTTATACACGAATAGAATTCTGGGTTTTTGATGACATTGTCCACGATGAGCTTCCAGCGCTTACGTGCGTTAAACTCTTCGAGTGTATCAAAACTCATGAAATCATTTTCGTCGTACGTCTTTTTGTATGGTTGATGAAGCGCCTTCTTGACGGATGTCTTTTGTTTTTCGTCGTAAAACTTTCGAATCATCTCATGTTGTTGAGACCTCGTGTAGTTTACGAAGAATATAAAGACATTGTATTCGAGTTCAACCGTCGGACTCTCCTTGTGTATAAACTTAAATTCTGTGTACTGACCATTTTTCAGAGATACGATCCCTCTCGTCTCTTCTTCGAGTTCTCTGAGAGCACATCGTAACGGGTTATAAATTTCTCTCCGCCTGCATCCTCCTGTGACAAAAATCCACTCCTTAAATCTCCAATCGCGGACAGTCAAGAACCTTGGCCTGCCATCCGCGAAGCTGACCGGTATAGCAATCGCTTTGTACTTTTTCATTGCGCATTCGCAAGTTATATTAAGCGGACATGTTAATTCCGGGCGTTTTCACTTCTTCGACGGGCTCCTCGTCGGCATCATCATCATCGTCGAGATCGTCACCGTCAATCCCGTTAAGCTTTTCCATGACATCCTCAGAAAATTCCCTGAGTTCATAGAGTTCCTCCTTGGTCTTATTGAGCTCGCGAAGCAAGAATATGATACCGATGACACACACGGCGGTGGCGATCATCATCATGTTTTCGTGGTTAAACGGAATCATATACTTGTGTATAGTTTTTTCTTTTTAAGCATTCTACAGCACGGCACCCATACGTGCGGTTTCGTACGGAATCTGGACACGCTCTTGTTCGACCGGTGGCTGTGCCTTGGGCTGACCGATGAACGTTTCGAGCGTTCTGGACTTGGGATCGTACGTCAATACAAAAACGATGGCGAGAAGGAAAATGAGATTCCACATGTACTATTTAGTTAGAATATAAAAGGCCACCCATACCATTCTCGATACGGAGGACGTTGTAGTTGACCGCGTAGACATCCTTGCCGACCGCCTGCGTATCGTTCACGATACGAGCGGAATCAAGGCGGGAGAAGTTGAGGGTACCGGTAGGCTGAAGCTTACCCGCATCGAGGCAGAAGGGGTAGAAGAACAGCGTCTTGGCTTCAGGCTTGGAAGCATTGGAGGTGTGGTAATAGAGAGGAACGTTGGAGAAGTTGGGGTCGGCGAACTTGAAGTCGGCGACGTCGGTACCGTTGATCTGGAGCTTGAGCTTGTTGTTGTTGTTGAGGATAGCGAGGGCGGAAGTGTCCGCGGAGGCGAGGTACTTGACCGGGTGGTTGAAGTTGAGCTCCTGCATTTTCGAACCAGAGGCGATCGCCTTCTGGACCTGGGTGATGAGCATGTTTTGGGGCTGGGCGGCGAAGACCTCACGCTCCTGTGTATCGAGGTAGGCATAGTTGGCGTAGACGTCCCACTTGCGACCACCGTCCGCGGCGTTGGGACCCCACGTGATGCGGAGTTCGACATCGTGGTACTGGAGGGCGATGAGGGGGAGGGCGGTCTGCCAGTTTTCACAGAAGGCGAACCGGAGAGGGTAGAACCGCTCGTCGGTGGAACCACCGTAGAGATCACCGGCGACGGACTTGGAGGAGGAGGTGGCCGAGAGGGTAGGGGCGATGAGGGTCGAGTAGACGGAGTCCTGTTCATCGATGAGCTGACCACCGATGAGGAGCTCCACCTTGGAGATGACCGTCTTCCAATCGGCGACGGCTTGGGTCGCGGTACCGTTGTTGGGTACGAGGTAGACATAGTTGAGCATGTCACCCTTGCGCTCGAAGCGGATGGTGGACATACCATCGTTCGAGACGTTGCCCTGAATGACCTGACGCTCGACAGTTTGGGAGAAGTTCGTGTGACGCTTGTACGTCGACCGGAAAAAGCTGACTTCGGGCTGACCGACGAGGTGCACATCCTGAGCACCGACAGCGACGAGTTGGGCGATACCACCAGACATTTTATATTATATGGAGAGTTTATTTTTAAGCTTCGAAGTCCGTAGGACTTTAAAGGTTAGATACGGGCGACTTACAAACCTTGAATGAGATTTGTAAGAAGTCGGAAGGACAAGTCCTATGGACTTGGAACTTAGACCACATTCGCCGGCCAAATTGGAGGTGTGGGCCATGTGACGAGTAATCTGTATTGATTTTCTGGATCTACGGATATACCCGTTACTGGTAAATCCCTTAATTGTTGGCGATACCTTACCCACGCCTGTCTGATTTCTTCCGAAGGAAAGGGGAAATCCATGGTCATTAAATAATCCGTTTTCTGTAATCGTATGTCGCGGTTCGAAAGTACCTTTTTACGGTCTTTTACTACGATATTATCTCTAACTTCTTGTGGTTCAGCGTTAATAAGTTCCATCACTTTGGCTTCGAATACTTCCTTGGTTGGGAGTTCTACTGGAATTTCTTTAGTGTAAGTACCGTATTGGTTTAAAACATAACCAGACTTATCACCCAGTTCTTCGTACGATGCAGCATCTATAGTTACCGAATCGGGTTGTACCATTATGTCTTCATAATATTGACCCGATCTCGATCCCCTCATTTGTGCTCTAGGAACTAATTCATAAAGTGCTCGTTTGTTATATTCCCTGAAGTTCATATAGTATTTTATGCTATTTTAAATCCTGAGAAATTACACTTCTCCATTACCAAGGTCGTGTTCGTGTCAACATTTTCTAGACGTACGTATATGGTTGAACCTGTGTCTAATAGTACAATATCATTTATAGACCAACACTGTTCTATCCCGGGGCGTGTAATGAATTCGGGATTATACATCAAATAGGCATTCGTCGTCACGCCTCGGTTTATAAACGCTCTACCAGTTTCCCAATCACCACCATCTGGATTACCTGCAATCACAAAATGTATATACTGAGAATCGTCACCGCCACTGCCACCAGAGATCGACCAAGTGAAATTTACCATATAAACTCCTTTCTCCGGAGCCGTATACGTTCCGGTTGTTGGATCGAAATTGCGACTAGTACCTCTATCGGTGATTAATCCTGAGATTCCCGTTTCCCAGTTCTGACCGAAGTCCTCAAGGGTGGAAAATCCACCGACGGGTCCATCTGTAGCACTATTATAGATGACATCGTTCATATCGCCTGAGGTGTATCTCCAGTATGACCACCCAGGACTATTTGAACTGATAGCTCCACTCACTTTCAAGTTCCCCCTCACATCCAACTGAGCTTCAGGGACTTTCCCGATACCGACGGCCGTGTCGCTGATGACCATGGACCGCCCGGTTCGGCCGAGGTTGTAAAGTTTCTTGACCTCCGAGGGTTCGAGGGCGACGTTGTAAAGTTTGAAGTTGGAGATTTGGCCAATGAACCTTTCCCCATTACCTGTGTTAGCTCCTAATGTAACTTGATTACCCGTCAAAGTAAAAGTATTACCAAGCCCTGCTATTGTCTGTACTTTAACTCCGTTGACATATACAATAAAATTCGAAGGCGTCAAGGTGGTACCACCTGTGTATACACCAACAATGTGTTGCCAATTATTATTAAAATTATCGGGTGGATTAAATACAACACCATCACCAAAAATAGTAAAATAAAGATTTCCTGAATTCATCGTAAACCCTGACATGTTCCCTGTGGAAGAAGTACCAATTGTAAAAAGATATTCCCAATCCGTATTTGTGCTTGTTTTTTTAATCCACCCGCTTATTGTATGTACCGGATTTGAACCACTCAGATTATGATTTCCAGAAATATTACAGCCCGAGGTCCCATCGAAAACAAACGCCTTATCCGCTGGGGAGTACTGGGCAGATCCACCGAACGCCCCATGATTCCCCTTCCCCGAGATATCTGTGGGTGAGGAGTTCACGGTGGTATCGAAATCCACCACCAACTTCTCCGGCCTAGGGGTTTCCGTATCCACGTCGTACCGCGAAATGCGGGGAACATCGAGGGATCTCCCTAACGTGAGCGAACCCTTATCGAGGGTCGTGGGACCGGGGGTGCCGAAGTAGCGGAGTTCACCTATAGAAAATCCCTGAAAAGCGGCACCACCACCACCACTTCTGGTTACAATGAGAGTATAGTATGAATAAGCGCTAGTTTGGTTCACACTGAAATATT